GGCGTGGCCAGCGTCACGGTAGCGGCGGCGCTTTTGCGTAGGAGTTGAAGCGCCTGCAGCTCAATGGTGGTCTTGGTGATCTGGAAGATTTTTACTTCCAAGATGTCTATGGCTTTTTCCCCGGCTTTGATCTGAATCAAGGTTTTCGCGGTCGTGATCGCGGTCGGGGCCATTCTTACGGTATAGATAAAACTTGATGGCATAATTGCTCCTATTCCTCAGCGGGTCCGCCGCGGTCAAAATTGCGGGCGAGCGCGGTCTGGGTCTCGATTTCGCGCTCTTGTTTCGCCTGCGCTTCCTTCTCAAGCGCGTCTTTCTCGACCTTCGGATCGAAGTCGTCAGGCAGTTTTCCGCCCGCCTCGAATACCTTCCACATTGTTTCGACGGTGAATTGACCGACAGCCACGGCATTCGACCAGGCGCTCATCTCTTCGGGCGTGATCTCCTGCGCATCCAGCGCGGCCCCTACTTCGATATTTCCGCCCGTGGTAGCGGTCGGGGTTCGATATTGGACGTGGAAGCGGAGCGCTAATTCGATGGCGTCTTTCAGGCTGCGCGCCCATGTTGCAAGGTCGGATGATTCCTCAATCTGGTCACCGCGCTCTTCAGTGGCTGTGAGCTGGCTGCCAGTGCGCTTGACGAGCAGCGAGAGGCCCATAATAGACATCCGCTCCTCAATGCTCTTGAGGTCTTCCGCGGCCCCACCCAGGGCCGCCCCTGTCGTCTCAGCAAATTCAACCGTCCCGTTCTCGCCGACGTCGAAGAACGTGTAAGCGCCAATGGTCTCAACTTTCTTGTTGGGATCTCTGCCCCTGAACCACAGAAGCGGACGAGATGAGATATGCAGATAGATGGAGAAGTCGCTATACTTCTGATAATGAGCAAGGTTCGTGTAGGCCAGATCGATCAGCGGCGGCTGTGATTCGAGGATGCCGGATCTGCGGCTGTAGACGATTGCGACCGGGATCTCATCCAGGGACGTAGAACCGCCTGGATTGTCGGGGTCGGGGATGATGCTGAGCTGAAGGTTCTCGCCTTTGACTTCCTTGTAGAGTTCCCAACTTCCAGGCCGTAAAACTCGATAACGTGTGACTTTCTGTTCGCCATATTCGCCGTCTGGCTCCGTTGAGCATTCCTTGAAAACAACGAGCGTGAGTTTGGTTTGGCCGTCAATTACAGATGTTCGCCAGTTGATGATCTGATCGGCGCAGTAACTCACCCAATACGGCCGCCGTCCTGCCTGCATCTCATCGGCCAATGTCGAGCCAGGCTCAAGCGCAGGTGGCATATCAACCAGGATCGCGGCGTGTCCATCGCGGACGGCGTTGTTAAACACGTCCTTGATAAACACGACACCGTGCGTCCCCGCGTTGTCTATGTTCTCCCATTCACCCTCGACCGCCGCCGCTTCGCCTTCCGCTTCCCTGCCTCGAATGACCTCCGGAACGTTGTCGGCGAGCTTGGGATCGTTGCGGAAAACCATCCCAACCAATCCGGCGAGGGTTAAATCGACAGCGTTGAAGAAGATTGCGCGATTCAGGCGGTAGTTGTAGGGATCTGTCTGCTCAGCGGGCTCTTTAGGTAGGTATGCGATGCCGTTCTTGCGTAATACAGGCGTCCCAGCGCATGTATCCGCCATCACCTGCCATGACCATTTCATGGCGTCGTAAGCCGCACAGCAATAATCGGGTTTGTTCTTGTCGCCTGCCACGGCGCGGAGAATAGAAGGGGTGAGGGATTTATTTTGTGAAAGCTGAAGATTTCCCTTGATAATCAAGTGCGACTTTGGTATTCCTCACTCATCGAAACGCTCTTTGGCAATCAGCAAACCTTGCGAATGTGACGCCGACGATTAGGTCTGGGGCTTCCGTAGTTTGTCGCTGTTCCCGCTGAGTTCGCGAGCAATAGTCATTCCCAGGGTTTGCTGGTTGCCAAAGCCTTAACAATTTATGGGCATGGATGGACGGACAGTGTGGCCAGCGGGAAACCCGTGGAGCTCAACTCAGATCGATCGAGGGGTTGAGTCGTTAGCCGGTGCGATTCCGGCCCGCGCCCTTCAATAACTATGAAAATCACCCATATCAAATTCTCAACAGTCGAAGAAGCCACCCTCTACGCCAGGGCCAGCGCAACCCTGATAGGTAAGGGAATGGACGACAAGCAAGCCGTTGCGCTACTCAATAAGCTCGCGCCCCCAAGCGTGCTGCGCCTCGCGCTCGGCTTCGACAGGCGCGAGCGCGGCGGGGCGAGAATGGGCGCGGGATGGCCGAAGGGAAAGAAAAGGAAGGTGAAGAAATGAGAAGGAAGCTAGAGGTTGAAGTCGAACTAGAAGCAATGCGCAAGGAAAGCCTCAACATTGCAGAATGGAACTACAGGCTGAAAGGAGAGGCGACAGCCTTTATCCGTGCGCTTGAATGGGTTCTTGAACCGCCAATTACGGGCGAATCGGACGTAGAGGCTGAGCGCGAAGCTATTTTGAAGATCGCCAAAGATGAGAAAGGCGAGGCCCCTGTGCCTCATGGTGATTTCAATTCGGGCTATTTATCGGCGCTGGAATTTATGGTGCGCCAAATCCGCGCACGCGGCGCAGAAAAGGGAGAGGGTGAGAAGTGAACCTGACAGACCTATCACGAGCGAACGAACTGAAGAAAAAAGGCGAACGGATCACGGCTTTTGGCAAGCCTGCTACCGAAATGAACCGGGACGAGTTGCTGATCGTTCTAGGCCTGGCATGTGAATCAGTGGCCTTTAAAGACGAACTGTTTACCGGAATGCGGGGAATGATAAAAGCATTCGGCACCGCAGAAAAAAGCGGCCACGATGAAAGCGATAACACCGTAGCCGCATAAACACTCGCGCGGCATTATTGACGCGGGGTGGGGGTGTTTTCAACGGGAGTAAAAGAGATGACTAAAGCGCATCAGGAAATGAGCGAAGCTGAACTTGGGAAAGAAATACGCAGGCTTGAGCGATTGATTGAGGATCTAAAAGAGCGCCAGCTTGAACTTCGAGCCGAGGAGTTAAAAGTCAATGCGGGATTTCAGGAAGGCGATATTGTCTATGTCTATGAGTATCACGACAAAAAGTACGGTGGTCGCTGGCATCCGGTGAAAGTCAAAAGATTCTTTATTGATCCGCAAGGCAGGCGCGAGATTGGCTTCAGTTTTACCCCGAACGATAAAGAGGGTAAGAACTTAATGCGATGGCGGCAAGCCTACATCTGTCATGGTCATGTGCGGCTTACCGAACCAACAGCCGAAGAGGCCGAGCGAGCCAAAAATGAGGATCTGACATTTACCTAAAGAACTCACCCTGCGAGAATTGCCCGCCGCTTGTACGAATCCAATTCAACAAGGCACGCGCGATCACGGTATCATCATTGCCGCCTTCCGGTGCTGAATAGCTCGGCCGGCCACTGGGATTGATCTTCGACTCATAAGCAAGGAACTCGCCCTTGCCAACAGGGTCAGGTAGCCATTGAAACTCAACCCGCTCAAGCGCCAGCGCCAGAGATTGAATCAGTGGCGGCTTACTGCTGGCCGTAGTCTCGAAGCCTCGAAGCCTCCGACCGTTGGACAATCCTTCACGAATCAGTGCCTCAAAGTTGGGACTACCAATCGAGTTCAATTCGAGCAGGATATCCTTAACGAACCACTTATCCGACAGCGCCGCCAAGCGTCCACGCTGCAATGCCCATTCGATCTTATTGAATCGCATCAGTTCCAATTCAATCTTGCAATCCAGGCAGCCGACCGAAAACGCTGTGTAATCCTGTTTCTGCGCCCAGTCACCGCCGAGGCAAACGCGATGCGCGCGATGTTCTTCAGGAGTTGAGGGCTGCGCCTTTATGCAGGCTTCGATGTTGCGGAAAACGGCGCCCTCGCCTTGCAGGAACTCAGCAAGAATCTCCTGTCGGTACGCCTGCTCGGTCATATCCTGGGTGATCTCGGCAAGCGCCTCCTTGCTTAAATGCGGGTTTTCCAGTGAAGTAAAATGAAATGCCTCCCATCGGCCGCTGAGGTCACCAACCGCACGCTGATAAAGAGTGTGAGCATGGTTGAGAGATTGAGGCGTAAAGATGAATACGGCGTCACCGTTGTTATCGAGTAGCATCGGCGCGCCTACTTCCTGCCAAGCCGAAGCATCCATCAAGCTAAACTCGTCGAGAATCAGGATGTCGGCATAATCACCGCGCAGACTATCCGCGTCGTGGGCAGTCTTGCAGCGAATGCGAGGCAGCCGGGGAACAACTTCAATCTTCAGAGATTCGAGCAAGTTCGGGTTCGGCGGCGGGGTGGACTGGAGAGGAAAGGTAGGCAATTCAAGTATTCGATTCGTTTCATTCTTACGAACTATGCCCTCGGCTATTAGCTCTCCAAGGGCCTGACAACAGGTGTGCCAAAAGGCGTCCGTTTGATCGGCGAGCGGCGCGGCTTCGAGAATGCGCCGACCTGCAAGTAGTGCCTCGACCGCGAGGATGGCCATTCCGGTGGTTTTGCCGCCTCTTCTCCCGGCGCAAACAACCTTTCTCTTGGCTTTGCTGTTACGAAAAGCAACCTGCCTGCCGTGAGGGCGAGGCAATTTAATCGTTAGCTCTTTGGCTGCCGTCGTCACCATATTGAACCCTTATGACCACCTCGCCGCTCTGCTCTTGCCTGATGTTCTCGCGGTATTTCTCTGGGCGACCGCCCTTCAGCAGAAAGATCATCAACGTGTCGCTGTATTCGCGCTCATAATATTGTTTGCCTGTTGTGGGATCGATAACGGGGTCCCCGTCCTTGCCGAACTTCTTTTTGACGAGCCCATCGTGAGCGCGACGCCTCGCCTCCAGTTCGAGCAGGTCTAGCGCTTCTTCCACCGCGCCATCCCAAGCCTTGGCAAATTCAGCATCAGCAGCGCGCCATTTATATGCCATTGAATGACCTATGCCGGCCATTCTGCAAGCGTACAAAACGACACCTGTCTGTCGAAGCCCATCAAGGAATAGCTTGCTTTTTTTAGGCGTCCGCACTGTCCGCTTACCTTTAGCCATAACGATGCCTAATATATGGAAACAATTAGGCTTATTTCGGAAACTGCGCCTCACCCGCCAATGCGCGCTTCACGGATAACTGATGGAAGGCTTCACCCCACAATGGATTTCGCTCAAGTCCAACGAAGTCTTTGAGCGTCAGATCGCCATTCTTCAGCGCTCTGTATCCGATCTCGGTCCCGACAATATCCTTTTGCACATCTGCAGGTTGCTTATTGAACCAAGCCGTTCCTTTATCAACCGCAACTCCTTTAATTGCAGGGATTAGGGTACATCTACAGCGGGAATGAAACTTCATCGGCTCACGCAAGGGAAAGAACTGTCCATCTAGCGCAATACAAGCGAGACAAGCCCTGCGGCTACGTGAGGATCGCCAATACCATCCAGAGACGATGTCGCTGTTTGCTTGGTATGTCTGCAGGCTGGCAGTTCGATACGCCCTTAGCGGCTCATTACGTGCGAGGCTCAATGCCCTTGTCAGATTCCCGTGCAGCGCCTGTTTGATTTTGCTCGCGGTCGTTCTTGGGTTGATCCCAAGCGCAACTGATTCGAGCAAAGCATCCTCGACGATCTTCCGGCTTGCGCGTGGCAGTTGGTCGAGGAGGGATCTCAGCGGCGCTCCGTTGCTCAAGAATCCCGCCATATTCTCAACGGCTGCGACTGGTAGTTTAGTGAACGTGGCGGAGATGTCGGCTGATTCGGCGGCAGTAGTCATCAGTGCGAATGAGTCGCTCAATCCGGTTTTTGCGGCGATGGATTGCTGTTTGGTGATTGCGGAGTCGGAGATATTAGCAAATCGCTGGAACTCGGCCTCGACCTGTCGTAGCAGATCTCCGTATCGTCGCTCTCTAAACAGCCACGATTGATTAACAATCTCTCCGCGTCCCTGAGCTTCACGAATTTGTGCGCCGAGTGCGGCGATCTGCTTTGAGAGTCTTTCCCAGATTGTTCCATACGCAATTATAAGTCTTATCGCCGCCTTGCGCTCTCGTGCGAGCAGCGCGGCGCGGAATTCGTTCGCGAGTTGTATGACGGGATCTGGCACATTTAAGCTGCTGCTTTATCGTCAATCCATGTGTTCGGATAAAACAGTTCATCAGCGATGTCTATATAGCCTTGCCATACCTTGCCATCGCCTAGATTTAGGTTTCTGACATCGTTAGCCCAGACTTCCCAATCTGGCGGCATTGCTTGAAGCAGCTCAATTAGCCTTGCCACGGTGATGGTTTTATAGTCTTGCGCGTTCGGATCACAGCCTTGATGGTACATAGCGCCATTCTACCATCAATCAAAAGCGGACTCACTCACCTTAAACGATCCATCCTTCGAACCCTTGTTCGTCCCGGCGCCTTTCCATTCATAAGTCCAGACGCCTTGAATGTCCGGCTCCAGTTCGAGCGAGAACTTGCCTAGCTCATCACGAACAATCTGGCCAGACGTGACAATGTAGGCTGTCTCCACGCCGACCGGATCTTTCACCTTGGCCGTAACCGTGGTTGGATCGACAAAGTCACCGCTCACCGCATCGGTGAATTCCGTCCAGATCCTGACCACGTTACCGGGATAATAGCTATTCATAAGCGATACGCTACAAGGCGACCAGCAAGCTACCCACCTGCCGCAAAAGTTATTTGTTCATCAGCCTGAAGGGAGTCTGATCCGGCCACAATTGGGACCGCCGTGAACAAGTCCCTATCGAGCATTGTCCCGCCGCCTGTCGCGGCCTGAGAGAAAATACCGTGCTCCGTGACTTGTATGGTTCCACCGGAATCGGGGGTGAGCGTGGCGACTGTTTTATAAATATTCGCGCTCGCGCCTTCCTCGGTCGTTCCCGTTGGCCGGACATCGCCCGCATATTGGGTCGTAAGTTCGGTTCCCAACGCGGTGTTGCCTACGGCCTCTGCTCCGGAGCCCGTACCGAAGCCGTGAAACTTCATATTCTCGACCTCGACGGAGTTCTGAAACGCATCGACGATGTAATTAACGCCGGTTGTGGTGATAACGCGCAGGCTGGCTAACCCCAGGTCTACGACCTGCCCATTTCCCCGAAAGACCGTAAGAACGAGCTGGCCGTAGAAGTGGGGCAGCCCAAAGAATCGAGCCAGCGCGATCCGCCACAATCCGCGCCAGAGATTCGGGATGTTCTTAAATCGCCACAGCGCGACTTCGCGGCTCAGTCCGAAGTGGGGAAAGCCGTATTTCAGCATCTCCCAGATGCTCAACTCACGTCCGGACGGAACGCGCTGCCGTTTGATTCGCTTGATCTTCAATGTCCCGCCCAGCGCCATAGAACTTTGCTTTTGCATCTTTACTCCTAACTTGCTGCCTCGTCTGATGTAATCACGTATGTCTTCAGTCCGTTGCCTGTCGCCGCTATCGTCTTTATCCCATCACGCACCATCGCCCCCGTCACCTGGTAGTCACCCACCGCCACGCTTACCCGATCGGCCACTCCGAAGAGTCCCACGAGCGCGGCGCCGATTGCGCTGATCGTCGCGGTGAAGAATTTATAAATCGTCTTGAACAGGGCGCCGGCAGGGGTGATCGTCGCTGTAAAACTTTTGACAAATGCCGCTGTCTTGATTAGCGCCCCTGCGGGCGTGATTGAGCCTACAAAACTTTTGACGCTTATTTTTAGGAACGTGGCTGTCGGTGTAATTGTGGCCGTGAATGTCCGGACAATCACTTTAAACGCGCTCAGCGCTCCTGTAGGCGTGATGGTGGCCGTGTAGGCTCGCAGCCTGGATGCGGCCTTGGCTAGCAATCCAGCAGGGGTGATCGTGGCCGTCAACGCCTTGACGAATGACGCCACTCGGGCCAGGGTGGCGGCCGGGGTGATTGTCGCCGTGTAGGCGCGGAGAATGGACGCTGCTTTTGTGAGCACCGCTGCTGGTGTGATTGTCGCCGTGAATGATTTCAGCGCCGCCTTGATGGACGTCAGAGCGCCCGTGGGCGTAATGGTTGCCGTATAGGCTCTGATGAGCAATCGGAGCGCGATTAAAGCGGCAGTCGGAGTGATTGTGGCCGTATAGGCTCGGATTCTCGTGATGGCATTCGCCAGGGCGCCTGTGGGCGTGACTGTCGCGGTGTATGCCCTATTCCTTGATGCCGAAAGGGCAAGCGAGGCCGCGGGCGTGATAGTGGCGGTTGGACTAATTGAGTTCCCGGCGCCTCCCGCCCCTGGCTTGACTTCCAGCGCGACCCAGTTCCATTCCGATGATGCCCCGCCGTCAGTGACGAAGTTAATTGTGACCGTGCTGCCCGAGGGCGAGGTATTGGAGGCCTTGTAAAGCGAGATTACGGCGATCTGGCCGGCGTAATCGGCGACATCTTCCACATCCGAGGAGGATAAATTTCCGTTCTGGCCCCAATCCGTCGCGGCGCCAAACCCGCGCGAGCCATCAACCGTGGACGTATAAGCGTTTGGCGTGTTGCTCGTGGCCGTCGTGCTGCCCTCGCCCACAGCGCCGACCGGATCGCCGACGTTGTAGCCGGTGACAATGTACACCTTCGCGCTCAGCCGATTCGTTCCACCATCTCCAGCCGTACGCGTGACGCCAACAGTCATCGAGGCGCCCGTCGCTACCTCTGCCGTAAATATCGAGACGTGGCCCCGATTGCCTCCAGCATCACCTGTGTCGCGTTCGGCTCTATTCGTCCATGTCAGACTCCCGCCCGACACTGATACGGTAATATCGCTGGTGGCCCCTCCCACTCCGGATGTATCTCCGCTGACGGGGACCACTAGCAGCGAATTGTTTGGCGGTGTAAACGAACTGGAAGTGATCGGGCTGCCGTTGGCTGGTGTTCCGGTGAAGCGCGCGACGGTATCGTCTACGCTGATCGTGGCGCCGCCCTGCTGAGCCAGTAAGGCAATCTTCGGCCGAGGCCGTCTCTGAACTGGCTTGTGGCGAAAAACCGGCATTATTGATACTCAACAAAAACCGCGTTGCAGAACATTGTCATACTCGCCGCTGGGGCGGTGTTGAGCTTGATCGCGATGATGCCCGTCTGTGGCACCCAGATGCGGGCCTCCGGCGTCGGCATGTACACATACTCACCGTTCAGCACGTTCCAAATGGACTTGAACAGAATGTCGGTGTTCGTGCCTTCGGCCGATGCGTTGTTGCCGGTCGCGGTTGTGCCTCCAACGGCGAGAGCGGCAGGGCCGGCCGGCTGGAATTCAAGCGGCGTGAACGATGTCACGGTCGCGGCAGCGGATTTGCGAAGGATCTGGACTTCGAGCAATTCGCTGGTCGTTTTCGTAATTTGGCTCAAGTGGAACTCCAGCAACTCAAGCGGCGCCGCCCCTGCCTTGATCTGCAAGAGCGTTTTTGCCGCCGTGATGGCCGTTGATGGCAGTTCAGCGTAATAAACAAATCCTTCTTGTTTCATTTATGTCCTCAATAAAGTGTCTTGCGGCCGCCAATAAGAAAAACCGGCCGGGAATTCATTCGCAGGCTCAACGTTTGGCGCCTCGAACTCGACCTGATCCACTTGGGCGCGGACGCTCGCGGATGGTTGCGGCTTGAGCGCAATCATCAAGCCTACGTTTACGCTGTTGGCGAATGTGCCCCCTGATACTGTCGTTGATGGATTCTCCGTCCCTGTGCCAGTCAACGCTTTCCTAAAACAGTTCTCGCTCGCGTCGGTTCCCAGCGCGCTAGTTCCCACTGTGCCTGTGACCGTATAGCCGGACGGTAGTGATCGGGCGCTGGGGTCGTCCTCGTAAAGATCGAAGAAGAGGACGAGGCAATTCGCGACGGTGGTTGTTATGCTCGTCGTTGAGACGGTTGCGCTCGCGGCGTTATTCAGTTTCGTCGGCCCCGCGCCGGAGCCTGAGTCCCAGGGGTCGCCAGATGTGATACAGCTCCTGAAGCCATAGCAACGGGCAATGCGGACCGTAGAAACGGAAGACGCCATCGCGATGGCCGGGGCGGTATCGCCACCTACAGCCCTGCGCCAAAAGACAGCGACAATCTGAGCCGAGGTATTCGTCCCCGAGAGCGCCGTGATCTTGGTCCAACCCGATGGTGTGGTGAAATCAACGGACCCGGAATGATGCGCGACGATGATATGGATATCATCGGCGGCGAATCCCGCCGGCAGGGCGGGCGTGATAGATGCCCCGGACGTTGCGGATGCCGCTATCGCGCCGGCCGCGTTGAACGTGGGGGCGGGCGGATTCGCCGTTACCTGGTTGGCCCGAATCTCCACCCGCAGGTTGGTGTAGTCTGTTATGGCGTCGGCCTGGCCGCCTGTTAGCGTCCGCTCGACCGTGCTATAAGCCGCATCGCTGATATTCGTGTCATCCGTCCAACTGGCAATCTCGGTCGTTCCCTGCAATATGCGATAGCGCATATCGATCTGATTGCCGGAACTTATATCCTTCTTTCGGGTGACTCTCAGCTTGTGGTTTATAGATGACACCGGATCTGTCAGGTCAGTCAGTGACAGTTCGCAAGTATCGTTGACCGGGGCGGCGGCGGATTGAATCACTGCGACCTGATCGGCGACCGCCTCGTTTACCTTCGACCACAATGGAGTTGTCGTCCACGTACCGGCCGAAATGTCGCCATCCGCCAGCGCGATCTGTCCAACCGACTCTACCTGCTCCAGCGCAAATGTTTCTCTGGCCTGCGCCTGACGCCAGGTTACGGGCGGGCCGTCCTCGGTGGCAATCGCGCCATTGAGCGTGAAATCGTTTCCGGCGCCCGAATTATCCTTAACCGCGCTTGAAGCCGATTCATCGGCCATCGGCTGCCACGAATTAAGGCCCGAGGTATGGATGGGAAGATATTGGCTTAGTTCCGCCTGGATCTCTCCACGGACCATTGCCCTGTTGTAAATCTTGAGCGCCGCTATTCGTCCGTCGAAATATGTGCCATTTTCGGATTGATTGCCGATTTGAATCCGCGTCGGAGTTATCGTGCCGTGGGGCACGCTGACAGCGTTGTTTCCGTCCAGATAGACGGTCAGGCCACTCCCGTCGCTCGTCAGGGCGACGTGATACCAGGCGCCTACGTCCAGTGGGACCGTGCTGTAGTCCGTGTCGCCACCCTGCAACACAATGACGCCGCTCGATGGATCGATCCCGACAAGATATGCGACGCCGCCCGCGTTCTCGGCTACAAGAAACAAAACCGCGAGGCCCGCCGTAGACCCTGACTTCATTACCCAAGCTATGATCGTGAAGCTGTTATACGCGGGTATGCCGGTTGTCCGCTCTAAATAGTCAGCTGAGTTGTTGAAGCGCAGGGCCATTAAGTATCACTGTATTCTAAAGACGCTTCGATAAAGAACGCATCGCAGGCCATTGTGTCTCCGCCTGCGCCGCCATCCCGATAGATCACGATCCAGACGGTATCGTTCGCCGCTATTGAATCGAGAGACGTGATCGTTATCGAGCAAGACATTTCCCGCCTGACTGTCGTGCCAAGGTGCGAATC